AATACCGCTGTTGGTAATATTGCTTTGGCGGCTAATACAACGGGTTTAGAAAATACTGCAATTGGAACTAGGGCGCTTAATGCAAACACCACAGGTATTAATAATACTGCTGTTGGAGATAGCGCACTTCGGTTTAACACAACTGCAAACTCCAACACCTCTATTGGTGCTAGTTCATTATTTACCAACATAACGGGTGCAAACAACATTGCGCAAGGTTCTGCCGCACTATATTCTAACACTACGGGTTCTTTTAATACTGCGCTTGGCTCTAATGCCCTTTACTCAAACACCACAGCTTCTAACAACACTGCTGTAGGCTATCAGGCTGGATATAGCAATACGACTGGACAGATCACCGCTTTTGGCCCAGCCGTTCTGTATGCAAACACTACAGGCGTTGCTAACGTAGGCATGGGCGGTGATGGTGGTGTTACTGGTTATCCTGCACTTCGTTTCAACACTACAGGCTCATATAACGTGGGCTTGGGGCATGGCGCGTTAGGTCAAAACACCACAGCTTCTAGCAACACTGCTGTTGGTTATCAAGCTGGGTATAGCAATACAACTGGCTCATATAATTCATATTTCGGTAAAGCTGCTGGACAGCTTGGAGTTACTGCAAATGCTGTAACTGCTTTTGGTTTTCAAGCATTATTAAATAATACTGCCAATGATAATGCTGCTTTTGGTATGAGTGCATTAGCAAACAATACATCAGGAACACAAAATTCTGCTTTTGGTGCTTCTGTTTATGGTGGAGTTTCTTATGGTGTATTGGGTTTAAATACAACTGGTAGCAGTAATACAGCTATGGGTAACATAGCAATGTATAACAACACTACAGGAAGCAATAATACTGCTATTGGTTTAAATGCACTTTTAAATAACACCACAGCATCTAGCAACACAGCAGTAGGTTATCAGGCTGGGTATAGCAATACTATAGCTTATGGAAACACTTTCATTGGTTATCAAGCTGGATATACATCAAATAGAACAAGTGACGCGACTGGATATAACACTTGTATCGGTTATCAATCAGGCTATTCCTTAACTACTGGGCAAGGTAACACTTTTGTTGGTAGTTATAGTTCATCAGGTTATTACGTTACTACTGGTTCAAAAAATGTAATTCTTGGTGGTTACGATGGCAATCATGGCGGTCTAGACATTCGCACAGCAAGTAACTACATTGTTTTATCTGATGGTGATGGTAATCCTAGACAAATTATAGACTCTAGTGGTAATGTAGGAGTAGGAACAGGTAGTCCATCTGCAAGATTAGATGCTAAAGGCGTAGATACAAGTTCATCTAATTATACTTTCTTTGCTCAAAATTCAGCAGGCACTATTATGTTAAGAGCAAGAAATGACGGATATTTAGGTTCTCCTGTTACTTATAGCAATACAACTGCTTCTGCCGCAAATCTTTACACAGACGCCGCTGGATACTTTTTCCGTTCAACATCTGCATTAAAATACAAAACAGATGTGCGTGATTTACCTTCTATTGACATTAATCAATTTAGACCTGTAGTTTATAAATCTAAATGTGAAGATGATGACCAAACAGTAGACCATTTTGGTATTATTGCTGACGAAGTAGATGCAGCAGGAATTAAAGAACTTGTTACTTATGGCGAAAATGGCGAAGTAGAAGGATTCCAATATGAAAGACTTACCGCAGTTTTAGTCAAAGCAATCCAAGAACAACAAGCCTTTATCACATCACTTACAACACGAATAACAGCATTGGAAAATAAATAATGTTAGAACTAACACCTGAACAAGAAGTGCAACGCAACTATGACGCAGCTATGGATAGTGTAAACTTATTAAACGCTGGCAAACCTGAACTAATGACTGATGCTGATTGGGCTGACACAGTTAAACGCAATAAAGAACATCTTGAGATTCAAATTGCTAAAGGTTCTGATTATTATGGGACTAATGATTTAACACCATTTACTGCTGCTATTACTAAATAATGTTTAATTGGAAAATTCTTGAGATTTCTGTTAAAGACGAAATAATTACTCATGCTAAATATTATGTTATTGCTGATAACGAACTTAATTCAGTAGAAACTGAAGGCAATTGGTGGTTTAGTGATAAAACACTTAACATACCTTTAGCTGACGTTAAAGAAAATGATATTGTTTCTTGGATTGAAAAAGAAGCTACAGTTAATGGTGTTTGTCATATTACTGATAATTTAGAAAATCAACTTAATAATTTAAAAAATAACAATACAACTCAACTTCCTTGGCAACCAATGAAAATTAACATGAGTGACCTATAATGACACAACCCATTGATATTATTTCAAGAGCATTAAAAGACATTGGTGCATTAGCTTCAGGCGAAACACCAAACCCTGACGAAGCGCAAGATGCTTTTGATATGTTAAATGACATCATTGACCAATGGTCAAATGAAGATATGATGGTGTTTAATGTAACGGAAATTATATGGCCTATTATTTCAGGCCAAGTTCAATATACAATTGGCCCTAATCACGCATCGCCTAATTTCATTGGCGCACAATTCACAGGTTCTATTTCAGGTAATATTCTTACAGTTACCAGTGTATTATCAGGTGCAGTTGCTCAAGGTCAAACATTATCAGGCACAGGTATTACAGATGGCACTAAAATTTTAGATACTTTAACAGGCGCTGGCGGTAACGTAAATTATGCAGGCACATATTTACTTAATATTACTTATTCAGCAACCGTTGCATCTACTACTATTCAAGCTTACTATCAAAAACCTCTTGGCATTGATTCAGCTTTTGTTCGTATTAATACAAGTTCTAATGGTCAACCTATTGTAAATGGTGGATTAGATTATCCAATAGCTATTTTAGCTTTAGATGATTACAACATGATTGGATTAAAGACTTTAAATGGCCCATGGCCTAAAGCTTTATATTTCAATCCTAATTCTGATTCAGGTAACGTATTCGTATGGCCTAATCCTGCACAGGGTGAAATTCATATGTTTGCTCAAACATTATTTAGAAACTATGCTTCTATCAATGACAACATAAACTTACCTCAAGGCTATTCTATGGCACTACGTTGGTGTTTAGCTGAACGTTTAATGCCTATGTATGGCAAAGCTTCACAAACTCAAATTGCTATGATTTCAGCTTATGCAGGACAAGCAAAAGCTACATTAAAACGCACCAATATGAAACCTATGCAATCTGCAAGATTTAATGATGCATTGTTAAGTTCAAGACAAAAAGACGCTGGATGGATTTTAACAGGCGGCTTCTTTAGATAAAGGTAAATTATGGCGGATTTTGGTTTTGTTGGGCCAAGTTATGAAGCGCCTTCGATTTATCAAGACGCACAAGAATGTATTAATTTTCGCCCTGAAATTGATCTTTTAAAACAGCCTGGCACTCGTGGCATTGTAGCTTTATATCCTACTCCTGGTTTAACTTCAAAAATTGTATTTCAAAATCAAGAAGAAGTGCGTGGTATGCGAACCGTATCAGGCGGATCATATATGGTTGCTGTGGTTGGTTCTTATGTTTACGTTTTAACTTCTACTTTAACACCTACTATGGTAGGTCAATTAAACACTAATACAGGTCGTGTAAGCATTACTGACAATGGTGTAAACGTTTATATTGTAGATGGTGTTAATCGTTATACATGGCGCATTTCTGTTCCTTCTAGCGCTTATTTTATAGGTTCTGTAGCAGGCACTACTTTAACTGTTACTCAAGTTAAAAATGGAACTATTGGTGTAGGTCAATCATTATTAGGTGTAGGCGTTACAGCAGAAACTGTTATTACAGCACTAGGCACAGGATCAGGTGGTGTAGGCACTTATACAATTAATTTATCCCAAACAGAATCATCTGAAACATTAAATTCTGTAGCTGTAGGTGCAACAATTACAGGGTCTATTTCAGGTGCAATTTTAACAGTTACAGCAGTTACAGGCACTATTTACATAGGTCAAACTATTCAAGGTGCCGGCATTGCTGTTGGCACAGTTATTATTGCTTTAGGTCAAAACACAGTATTAAGTGAAACAATTGCGACTGCTGGCACAGGATATGCTGTAAACGACACAGTAACCGTTTTAGGCGGTGTTTATGGAACAACCCCTGCTACCTATACTGTTTCAAGTATTGGCGCTTCAGGCGCTGTTACAGGCTTAACTAGGACTAATTCAGGTCTTTACACATCAATTCCTAATAATAACGCATCCACATCAAGTAACGGATCAGGCATAGGATTAACTTTAACATTAACTTTTGGAACAGGCGCTGGCGGAGTTGGAACTTATGTAGTTAGCTCATCCCAAACCATTTCTTCTGAAACAATGTATGCACTAAACTTCAGTGTTATGCCTACATCTGATGGCCCATTTAACGCAGCTAATACTGTTGATATTGTAGATAACTATTTTGTTTACAATAAACCTAATTCACAACAATGGGCAGCTTCTAATCCATTAAGCCCTATTACAAACTCTTTAAGTTTTTCATCTAAAGATGGTGCGCCTGATAATCTTGTATCTTTAATTGTAGATCATCGTGAAGTTTATTTATTAGGTGAAGCATCTTCTGAAGTATGGGTAGATGTAGGTTCTTTCCCATTTCCATTTCAAAGAATACCTGGCACATCAACACAACATGGTATTGCAGCTAAATTTTCAATGTCTAGAGTCGGAAATAGCTTTGCTTATGTATCAAGAAATATTCGTGGTCAAGCTCAAATTATGATGATGAATGGTTATATTCCACAAAGAATATCAAACCATGCTGTAGAAAACACATTAACTGATAAATACATTGACGATGCTATTGCTTGGACTTATCAACTAGAAGGCCATGAATGTTATGTAGTTTCATTTCCAACATTAGATTTAACTTGGGTTTATGATATTGCAACAGAAATGTGGCATAAATGGTTATGGGTTGATAATGATAATATCTATCACAGGCATCGTGGCAATTGCGCTAGTTTATTTCAAGGTCAAGTTATGGTAGGCGATTATTCAAATGGTCAGATTTATCAATTAGATAAATTAAACTATACTGATAATGGACAAAATATTCGTAGATTAAGACGTGCACCTCATGTTGTTACTGATTTACAACGTCAATATTTAGAAGAATTACAAATTCAATTTCAACCAGGCGTAGGCACAACAGGTTTATCATCTGCAACTCAAGGCACTTTTATAAGCTCACCTTACTACATTGCACCTACTAATTTTTTAATTGTTGCGCCTACAGAAACAGTAATATTAGGTTTAAAAAATGAAATAAGCTTATTAACAACAACTACATATCCACAAGCCATGCTTCGTTGGTCAAGTGATGGTGGTTCTACATGGTCAAACGAACATTGGGTTACAATAGGACAAGCAGGTAAATATAAAAATCGTGCTATTTGGCGTAGATTAGGTTGGTCTAGAGATAGAGTTTTTGAGGTTGTAGTTACAGACCCTGTAAATGCGGTTATAATATCAGCTAACCTTAAAGCACAAGAAGGGGAAAATTAATGTCAGGCGGAATATGGGGATCAAATCAAAACAATCCTTACCCACAGACTGAATTTTTGGATCAAAATACCAAAAGACCTTCAAGAGCATGGCAACAGTTCTTTTTAAATTTGCTTAATTTTACAAGCTCTACTACAGCAACGACTGGAACTGCAACTTTACCAGCAAAGCCTGCTGGATTTATTATTATGACTGTAAATGGTCAACAAGTGAAGGTGCCTTATTACAATCAATAAATAAGGCAAAAACAATTGAATGGAGCAATTGAATGATTAATTTTGATGTAGAAAAGTATGCTCAAGTTAATGAAGATATAAAAGAATTAATTAAACTTCATTACGAGGAAATAGCAGTAAATAAAGATGTTATACCTTTAGACCCTGATTGGGATAAATATAAACATCTTTGCGATAATGAACTTTTAATTACCATTACTGTAAGAGATGAAGGTAAATTAATTGGTTATTCAATATTTTTTATTACTAACCACTTACATTACAAATCAACTAAATATGCTAACAATGATTTATTGTTTTTGCATCCTGATTACAGAGCAGGAATGTTGGGATTAAGATTAATCAGAGAATCTGAAAAGATTTTAAAAGAAAAAAAAGTAGATAAGATTCTTTGGCACATTAAGTTTAATAAAGATTTTAGAATAATCTTGCATAGACTTGGTTATGTAGATGAAGATGTAATAGTAGGTAAAATTATAAAGGATTAAATTATGGGTGTTTCTGCCGTTGCAGCTGTTGCAGGTGATACGTTAGGGGCAGTAGCTACTGACGTTATAGGGTCAGCTATTACTGGCGCTGTTGTTAGTGGTGTTACTGGTGGCGATCCATTAACAGGCGCAGTAACTGGTGGTATCGGCGGTGGTATTGCTGGTTCACTTGGTTACGATCCTTCTATATTAGGAAGCGGATCATCTTCAGCAACTGCCGCAGGTGGCACCATGGATGCAGCCCAAATGCAACAAGCTGTCAATTCTT